TCTGAAAATGGTGATCTAGATGAACATAATGGAAGATATGGTATAACTCCAGATTATCCAAATGGAACATATGCATATTTTGCTACTATAGATGCTGAATCTATTGATTCTCAAGCACCATTTAAAAACTATAGAAGACCTCAGTTCCCATACTTTGTAGGAAACTCATTTAAGTCTGATCCTATTGAGTTTAACTTTGATAGGTATTCAAATCAAAAGGATGTTGATATCAATAATGGTGATTGGTATAGAAATACAACACCCTATGGACTTCTTGATGGAAATACAAATTACAACTATCTAATAGATCCATCAAAAGATCATAAGCAGAAAACGGTTGTAAAATCAATCTCCAAAGGTAAATTGGATTCTGTAGGAATTGTTACTGGTGGATTTGATTATGGTGTAGATGATAGTGCTGTATTCATTAATGAAGGAACAGGTGGTTCTGGTGCTGTTGCAAAAGTTGCTGCTATTTCTGGAAAAGAAATACATTCCATAAATGTTGCTAGTACGATTGTAAGTAATATTGAATTTGCTCCTTTTAGAGAAATAGGTGCAATTATAGGGTATTCAACAAGTCCACATAATATTAAGAATAAAGATTTTGGTACTGTTAGTGGATTATCTACAAATGTTTTTGTTAGTGGTAGTTCTTACCAAATAGGAGTTCAAACTAGTAGATTTATACTAGCTAATGCTATTGGTGATGTAACTGCTACTGGAATTACAACCTATGTTGATATTTCAAGTGGTCAATTAAAATTTCCATTTATAAAAGAGAATGATATTCTTGGTATTGGAACAGAGAAGGTTAGGGTCTTAAATGTAGATACTGATCAAAGTAGAATTAGAATTCTTAGGGGTGAGTCGGCAACTGCAAGTCCTGCACACCCAGCTTTTGCTAGATTGAATCAAGATCCTAGAAACTTCATTTTCTATCAACCAACACAAGCTTTTAGATTTGATTATAAGTTAAACAAGGAGGTATATTTCAATCCGATAGAATCTTTATCAATAGGAACTTCAGGTATTGGACATACTGTGACAATAGCAAATCCAGGTGCTGGTTCAACACAAGTATTCTTATCTCTTACTTCGATTTATCTTCCTGATCATGGATTAGAGACTGGTGATGAAATCATATACAATTCAAATGGTGGAGCAGTCATTGGTGTCCAAACCTTTGCTGGTGCAGCAAGTTTCAATTTATCAGACAATGATAAGTTATTCGTTGCTAGAAGAAGCAAAGATATAATTGGTATTGCTACTGTTAAAATTGGTTTAGGTAATACAGGTGAATTTAGAGCTCAAGTTATAGATCCTTCAAAGATGCCATTATACCTTACTGGTATTGGTACTGGAACATATCATAGCTTTACAACTAATTACCAAAATGTAATTAAGGGTGAAGTTACTCAAATCGATGCGACTGTTGCGACAGCTTCTACGCATGGAATGAGTATTAATGATAATATTATTATTGATGCTAATATTGGTGTTACGACTACAGTATCAGTTGCATATAATGATTATAATAGAAGATTAGTAATAAATCCAAAGAACTTTGTTTCTGGTAATGTATCAGTATCAAACAATACAATAACTGTTTTGAATCATGGATTATCTGATGGTGATAAAGTTATTCATACTGCTAGTACTTCATCTGGTGGACTTAAAGACAATCAGATTTATTTTGTATCAGTTGTTGATAGAAATAAGATAAGTCTTTGTAATGATTTCTATGAAGCTGTAAAATTCAATGCTTCTGTTGTAGATATTACAAGTGCTTCTGCTGGAACTATCAATCCAGTCAATCCACCAATCAGAGTTCAATCAAATCAAAAAGTTTATTTTGATTTATCAGATTCTTCATTATCATTTAGTAAAAGTGGTGTAAGTTATGCTGCTTTTGATTTTAATCTTTATTTTGATGAAGAGTGTAAAAATGTTTACACCAATACACCCAATTCTTCAATATTTAATGTTACCAAAACTGGAACTCCTGGTGTTAGTGCAGATGCTAATTTAAGTTTCCAAATTTCTAATATTACCCCAACAAATTTGTATTATAGTATGGTTCCCACTAATCTGTCATTGAATACAGATGTTAAAAAAGAAATAATAAAAGATACAGAAAATATTACTACACCATCTACTTTATTGACTGAAAAAAATATTTTTAATAGATTGCATTCAATTTCTGGAATTGGTTCTACTACATTTAGTTTCAATTTAACTCAAGAAGCAGGTAAAACTCTTTATATTCCATCTGATGGTAAATTTAAGTATATAACATCTTCTAGAACAACTAGAGGACCTATAGCCTTAATGAGTGTGATAAATGGGGGTCTTGGTTATAGTAAAATTCCTGGTATTGATAAAGTAGAAAATTTAGGTGTTACTACCTCGAAAGGTTATGGTGCAGTTTTAGATCCTATTAGTTTTTCTATTGGTCGTATTGAAAGTGTAGATATTCAAGATATTGGATACGAATATTCTGCTGATAAAACTTTACAACCTAAAGCTTTACTTCCTCAGTTTATATCTGTAGATTCTTTCTACTCTTTAAAGAGTGTTGGAGTTACTTCAGTTGGTAATTTTTATACTACAGCACCAGATTTAGTTGTACTAGATGGAATTACTAAGTTACCAGTAGATGAAGTAGTTCTAGAATACACTTTAGGAAATTCTCATGTTGGAATTGTAAAAAATACAACTTCACTCAATAAAGATATTCCTACTATTATTCCAGTTAATAACTCCAATGGAATTAAAATTAATTCTATGGATTATAATTTAGGAACTAAAGATGTAACTGTTACTATAGGTGCAAGTTTTAGTAGTGCTGCTGATTACCCATTTGCAATTGGTGAAAGTGTTTTAATTGAAAATATTAGTGTTGGTGTTGGAACAACAGGTAAAGGATATAACTCATCAAATTATAATTACAAACGATTTAAGATAACTGCCACAGATCCTAATATTGGTGGTACACTTGGCAGTGTTACTTACAGTTTACAAGATTCAATTTTTGATGGCAACATTCCTGGTAATTTTGATGAAGCAAATTCTTCTGGAAGAATAATACCAGAAAAATGGTTCCCTATATTTGGGGTTGAAATGGTATCTAATGATTTTGAGAAAGGAGAAGTAGTTTCATCTAAATCAACAACTGGAACTGTACAATCATGGAATGGATTAGCAGGTTCTTTAAAAGTATCATCTCCACGATTGTTTAATATAGGTGAAATTTTAACAGGAAATTCTTCAGGAACTATAGCTATAGTAAAAGAAAGAATTTCATATAATGCTCAATATGATGTTGGTGCTTCTTCTATTGTTCCAAAAGGATGGAAACGTGAGACAGGTTTCTTAAATAACAACTTGCAAAGATTGCATGATAATGATTATTATCAATACTTCTCATATGCACTAAAATCAACTGTTCAGTTGGAAAAATGGGATGAAGCAGTTTCTTCATTAAACCATACTGCTGGATTTAAGAAGTTCAGTGATTTAGTCATTGAAAATGATATTACACAAAATAATCAAAGTGTGGGTTTAGGAAATACTCAAATAGGGAGAGTTGACTCAATAGCAACTTTAGATTCAGTGTTGAGTTTGAATACTATTCCTGATTATGATTTGGTAACAGAAAAAACTCTAAAAGTTGATGATACTACTGTTGTATCTGATGAAGTTGTATTTAAGACTAAAGTACTTCAAGATTATATCGAATCTATTGGAAACAGAGTTTTGTCAATTGATGATGTAAGTTCTCAGTTTAATGATCTACCAAGAACGGATAGATTTTCTGCTGTAGATTTATTTCCATTAACTTCTGCAAGACATAAGAAATTTATTGCATATATTCAAGATACTAGATTTGGTGAAGAAAGACAGGTTTATATTATTTCTATGGTTCATAATAGTTCAACTGCGATGCTTAACCAATATGGTGGAGTATATACATACGCAGATCTTGGAACTTTTGATTTTGATATTTTAGGAGATGAAGGAAGACTCCTATTCTATCCTAAGAAGTACAGAGCAAATGATTATTTTGTAACCACATTAACTTATAATATTGCTGATACTGTTGCTGGTATAGGTTCTACTGATTTTGGTGATATTGCTAATGTTGGTAGTGCTACTTCAACTGTTGGATTGGGAGTTACTACTGCTGTAAACATTGTAGGAATAGCAAAAACTTACAGGTCTGCAAAGATAACTGTATCCGCAGCTGCAACTAATTCAGCATATCAATATTATGAAGTAGATGAGTTAACTATGGTTCATGATGGAACTAATGTTGAACTTATGGAGTATGGTCAGGTAAGTTCTGACATGCCATCAAGTCCTTTGGGTTCTGCTGGAATTGGAACATATGGAGCAACTTTATCTGGCAATTATGTCAATATTAGTTTCACTCCTAATGCAGGTGTAACTACTGCAACAGGTTATCATATTAATAGTTTGAAAATTGCAATGTCAGATACCACTTCTTCTGGAGTTGGTACTCATACATTCAATACTGGTCAAATAGCTTCTAGTCAAACATCTATTGCTTCTTCTACATCTCCTGTAGAGACAGTTGTTGCAGAATATTCAGATGCCTACAGAAGTGCTTACTATTTTGTAAGTATCGAAGATACTACAAATAATCAATATCAAGCATCTGAAGTCTTAGTTGTTAATGATGAAAATGAAGTGTACATCACTGAATATGGTGTTGTTCAGACTGGAGGTAACTTAGGTGACTTTGGGGGAAGTGTTACTGGAGCAGGAGTTAGACAACTTACATTCAAACCTTTAGCTAGTGCAAATGTTCAAGTAAGAGTTTTGCAAAATGCAGTAGGAACTGTAAATGATTCTGTTAGTGATAACTTAATAAGCTTTACTAACGCATCTATCGATACAGGTGAAGGTGAGTATTATGGAACAGAAACTGATGTAAAACGTGCTTTTGAACTTAACCACAAACAGTTGGCAATATTTAAGAGAAACTTCTTAGGTGCTCAATCTAGTGTTGTTGATTTAACTAATAATAAAGTTTCTATACCAGACCACTATTTTGTAACTGGAGAATCATTAACATATACTCATTTGGGGGCAGGTACTAGCCAAGCAATTGGTATTAAGACAACAACAATTCCTGGTGTAGGATCTACTGATAAACTTCCAACAAATTTATTTGCTGTGAAGTCTGATGATTCAAATCTAAAATTTGCTGCTACTGCAGAAGATGCTTTAAAATCTAAACCTGTTATTTTAGATATTACTGCTGTAGGAATAGGAACTTCACATGCTCTTACTTCTAAGAATGCGAATAGTAAAGTTTTAGTAAGTCTTGATAATGTAATTCAAACTCCAGTGGTTGCTAGTGCTGTCACTACAAACTTAGCTGGTAACGTTGATTATAATATTGACAATATAACGATCACTGGAATAACGTCTATATTTGGTGGAGATCTTCTACAAATTGATGATGAGATAATGAGAGTGGATATGGTAGGATTTGGTGCTACTAATAAATTAAGAGTTAAAAGACCTTGGATGGGAACTATACTTTCACCTCATGATGCTGATGCTATGGTAACCAAAATCAATGGTAACTATAATATTATTGGAAATGAAATTAATTTCTATACTGCACCCAAAGGACTTACTCCTTTAAGCACAACTGCTGCTAGTCCCGATGATGTGTATTGGACAGGAATAGCAACTCATTCCACATTCAATGGAAGATCATTCTTAAGATCTGGAGTACCTGGTACTGCCGATGAACCATATGCCAAAAACTTTATCTTTGATGATATATCTTCAGGATTTACTGGATATAGCACTGAATTTACTTTAACATCTGGTGGATCAAATGTTACTGGAATATCTTCCGATAATGCCATTATATTAATCAATCAAATTGCTCAAGGACCATCTAGGTATAGTGATCCAATTAATGTAGTTAGCAACTATACTTTATCCGAAAACTCAGGTATTACTAGTATTCAGTTTGCAGGAACTGCTTCTTCAGTATCAGCCGATCCAAATACTGCTAGTGTTCCTGTTGGAGGAATTATAATATCAGTTGGATCTACTCAAGGATTGGGATATCAACCTTTAGTTGCTGCTGGTGCTACTGCGGTAGTTTCTGGTCTTGGAACAATTAGTTCTATTTCTATTGGAAATAGTGGTTCTGGATATAGATCTGGAATTCAGACTACAGTTAATGTCTCAGTCAAAACCCTAAGTACTGGTATTCCTAACATTCAGTTTATTGGTACTGCTGCTGTTAGCAATGGTAACATTGTTAGTGTTGCGATCACAAATCCTGGTGCTGGATATACTTCAACCAATCCACCCGATGTTATATTTGATGCACCTCTTTCATACACAGATATTCCATTAGTTTATACTGGAACTTCTGGAGTTGGAACAGAAGCTACTGCAGACATTGTTGTAGGTGCTGCAGGTAGTGTCATAGACTTCGTTATCAACAATCAAGGATCTGGTTATGGTCAAGAAGAAGTTCTAACAATAGGAGTAGGAGGAACTGTTGGAATACCAACTGATTCTACTCTTGGTGCATCATTCAAAGAATTCCAACTTACAATAGAAAAAACTCAAACTAATACCTTTGCTGGTTGGACTTTAGGTGACTTCTTAGTTTTAGATGACTTTAGTAATTTGTTTGATGGAAACACTAGAACATTTGCTATCAAGTTAAATGGAGTTCAGAAAACAATTAAATCTAGAATTGGTTCTCCTGTTAAAGTTCAAGATACTTTATTAGTCTTTATTAATGATATCCTTCAGATTCCTGGTGATGGTTATATCTTTGATGGAGGAAGTTTTATAGAATTTACTGAAGCACCTAAAGTTGGTGATTTGATTAAGTTACTATTCTATCAAGGAACAGGTGCAGT